TGGTATGAGCTTAAAGCATCTAGTTCTAGTTTAACTAATGACTATGGCTACATAGATTGGGATAATTTTCTTTTATCTACAGTAGGAGTAAGTGGAGAATCTTCTCCTTATACTGTAAGAAATTTAAGATATGTTACTACTGAAGCTTGGAAAGATTACTATCGTATCAGTGAAAACAAAGACGATGCAGAAGATGCTAATGGCGGTACACCTGCTAGAGTTACACGAAGTCCTGATGGGCGTAAGTTTGGATTAAGTCCTATACCAGATAAAGTATATCGTATTTGGTTTTATGCTTTTGACTTACCTACTGAGTTATCTGCACATGGAGATACTACAGTATTTCCTAATATTTATAACTCTGTACTAATGGCAAGAGCTAGATATTATCTACATCAGTTTAAAGAAAATCCTCAGTCTTCTGCATTTGCATTAGAAGATTATAAAAGAGGATTACGTTTAATGAAACTTAACCTCATGGAGCCTACTCCGGGTACGTTTAAAGATGATCGTATGAGGTTTGTTTAATGTCTCAACCATTTGGTATATCTTGTAAAGGTGGACTTAATACTAATCTAAATCAATTAGAATTATTAGGACAGCCCGGATTTGCAGTAGCACTATCTAACTTTGAAGTAGACCCTGATGGTGGCTATAGGCGTATTAATGGGTATAGTTCGTTTGGTGGAGGCTCTGCTGCTAGACCTAATAGTTCTAATTCTATACTAGGTCTTCAAGTATATGCAGATGGAGTTATAGCTTCTTCAGGTACTAATGTATATTTTAGCCAAGACGGTACTAGCTGGCTACAAATAAACAGAGCCAGTGTAGATGCATCAGGAGATAACTACAGCACATTTACAGGAAGATCAGCAGCAGCTAGAACTTCTCAAGGCCAAACAAACTTTGCAGTCTTTGAAGGTAATACTGATTATGGTGAAGTAGTTATAACAGATGAAGGTTCAGGTGTTAAGCCTATGTACTTTAAGATGACAGGTACAGGAGCTAATATAAATACCAGAACTTATTTTGCAAAAGAAATAACAGTAAGTGGTACAGTATATCCTAAGTATTGCGTAATACATGATAAACACTTAGTAGTAGCAGGAGCAGCTACAGCACCTAATACTATATATTATAGCGGTACGAACGATATAGATGACTTTACAAGTACTGGATCAGGAAGTATTGTATTAGATGATAAAGTAGTAGGTATTAGAAGTTTCCGTGATGATTTAATTATATTTTGTGTCAATTCAATTTATAAGTTACAAAGTATAAATGACTCAGCAAATATTAGGATAGTACCTATTACAAAGAACGTAGGTTGTATGGATGGAGCATCTATTCAAGAAATTGCAGGTGACTTGGTATTCCTAAGTCCTGACGGATTAAGAACTATTGCTGGTACAACAAGAATTGGTGACGTTGAGCTTGGTTCTGTTAGTAGAGCTATACAATCTATTATAGGAAACATAGCAGCAGAAATAAATGACTTTGTAATAAGTAGTGCTGTATTAAGAAGTAAATCACAGTATCGTTTATTTTATTCTAAAGCTGATGCATCTACATCATCATCAAAAGGAGTCATAGGTACTATTACACCTAATGGATTTGAATGGTCAGAAACAGAAGGGATACAAGCACACGCTTTTACATCTGGATTAGATAAGGATGGTTTAGAAAAAACTTTTCATGGTGATAAAGATGGATATGTTTATAATCATGATACAGGCAATTCTTTTAATCCAGCAGGTACTGCAACAGATATTAGTGCAAGATACGAAACTCCTTTCTTAGATTTTGGTGATGCAGGAACACGTAAAACAATTAACTATACTAAAATTTCTTTTACACCAGAAGGTCAGTGCCAGCCTACATTAAGACTTAGATATAATTATGGTGATACTACTATACCTCAACCACCTAATTATACGTTAGATCAGATTCAAGAACCAGCTATGTTTGGTTCTTCTAAATTTAATGCAGTTGCATTTGGAGCTTCTAATGATCCACTAGTGCGGCAAGCAGTACAGGGTAGTGGAGATACTTGTAATTTTAGAATTTATAGTATTGATCAAAATGCACCATATGCAATTAATGGTATATACGCAGACTATAGACCAGCAGGAAGGAGATAATAAATGGCTCAAAGCTATACTAGACAAAGTACATTCGTAGATGGAGATACCATT